GGAGTTGATGAAGGAAACGAAACGGCAGTTCAAAATGAACAAACGCAACCGATTTCTCAACCTGCAAATTATATTGACCCGTATTCTTACAACGGGCAGCTGTATTCAAACCCCTCAAATCCGGATCCGGTTCCAGTTACTGCAAGCTTCGCAGCATTCAAATAAGCATTCGTTCAAAAAAAGAGATAAAAAAATGTTATACATATAACTATCGCTATGGATAACATTGGTCTGAATAAAATACTTGAAAGAGACAAAATTGTGAATGAAATCAAACATATATTAACAACGTATGATGAAAACAGAAAAAACATAAATTTCAAAAAGGGGATTTACATTTATGGTTCTCCAGGATGCGGAAAAACCGAATTTGTAATGAATTTGCTGAAAGAATTAAATTATGATGTTATCAAATATGATGCTGGAGACGTTCGAAATAAATCTCTCATCGAAACCATTACTAGCAACAACGTATCCAATCGAAATGTATTGGATATGATGAAAGGTCGGGTAAAAAAAATAGCGATCGTCATGGATGAAATCGACGGTATGAATAACGGAGACAAGGGCGGTATAACATCACTCATCAAGCTCATCCGTCAAAAGAAAACCAAGAAACAGAAACTCGAAAATATGACCGTCAATCCCATCGTGTGTATCGGAAATTATTACGTCGATAAAAAAATTAAAGAATTGATGAAAGTGTGTAATGTCTTCGAATTGAAATCGCCGACGGCTCAACAAACCAACAAAATGGTTGACCTACTTATGCCGACCGTAAGTAAACAAGACATTTTTCCGTCCATCATGGAATATATCCAAGGAGATCTTCGCAAATTTTCATTTTTATATCGCATTTACACGAACACACCACATATGCTGAACCGCGAAACATTATCGAACATTTTTCATTTGAAATTATACAACGAAGACAGCAAAAAAATAACGCAAAGTTTAATTAATGAACCTGTGAATTTAAATACTCACATGAACTACGTCAATGAAACGGATCGAACTATTGTCGCTCTGCTTTTTCATGAAAACATTATTGACCCTATGGCAAACCTTCCGACCCGAAAAACAGTTCCCGTATATTTGACCATGTTGAAAAATATGTGCTTCGCGGATTACGTAGACAGAATTACATTCCAAAAACAGATTTGGCAATTTAATGAAATGAGCTTTATGATAAAAACCTTTCATAACAACAAAATCTATCACATGAAATTTCCCGAAAACCGAAACAAGTTTCACCCACCGATCGTGAGATTTACAAAGATCCTCACAAAGTATTCAACGGAATACAACAATCAGCTCTTTTTATTCACACTTTGCCAAGAATTGGACATGGACAAAAAAGACATGATCGCTTTTTTCCAAGAATTACGTATATTTTTTGGGAAAGAATTGTCGACCAGATCCGATATTTTGAATGAAGTGGAGACATTGTTTCAAGACTACAATATTCGAAAACTGGACATCAAGCGTATTTACCGATATCTGGACAAAAATGGCATCAAGGCCGCCGAAGAAGAAACAGATTTAGGAGAAGACGAGGATTGATCGAAATATATGTGTATATGATAGAATGCCTCGGAGAAAAAAGATTACGCGTGAGCGTACAGCTTCGGAAATCGAATTTTCCGAATTGTCACATTCTCGAGAAGCTTCTACCCATCCTGCAACGCCGTGGACAGATGAACATTTTACACATCCTGAATCGCCGTTTACAGATGAAAATTTTACACTATTCAACGAAAGTGAACTTGTATCGCCAACTCGTCGCAAACGCTCCAGGTCAACTCGAAAAAAAGGAGGATACAAAAAGAAATACAGTAGACGTCGCAAAATGGCGTAATATTTCGCATTTGGTAGATAATCAAATGTGAAATTGTGCGATTATGGAGACGGCACTAATGCCGGAGTAGAAGCATTCTCCAATTCTTTAATTCTACTCAATAACAACTGGATATATTTCTGTTGTTCTTGTACAATATTTACAAGCTCTTGTGGAGAAATAACCCGAGGCTCTTCTCCTGGTCTTTGTAACGTAATTTGCTGATTGTTTGACGCCATTTTTGCGCGATCTTCTTCGATTTGTTTGATTTGTGCCAAAACATCCGGCTTCATTTTCGGCTCTCCGGGCTCATAATTCGCCAATAATCCATCAATGTCTTCCATGAAAAACTTCTTAATCGATGCTTCGTTCGGTTTGCGGATAAATGTCTCCACCGTTTTGTCCGATACCTTTAGCAAGGGGTTCGGATTGGCCAATAGTTTTCGTTTGTCAAACGTATTGTGTTCGTGCGAAAATACCAGGATCGTCTTTAGAGGATCGAGTTGTACGAAAGGCACGGTGTAGTTCTTCAAAAATGCCTTTTCCTCAGCCAATGCTGCATGATCTTCATATTGGGTATCGTTCAAAAGTTCTCTTCGAAACGCAAATGTTCCGGCGGTAGAATGGTTTGGACCATAGGGCCCACACTGGTACATTTTTTGGATGTGCTTGAAATACACGTAAATTTCACTGGAACCAGCACAAAGCGCCTCCTTTTTTTCAGTCAGTCTTTCGACAGCGTGAGCCACTCTCTCTGGTGGGTAATAGTCGTCGTCGTCCATGTATACGATAATCGACCCACTTGACTGTTTGTGCATGTAATTTCGCTTGGCTCCCAATGGCAGCTTTTGATCCAGGGTAAAATACTTGATTTGCGGTATTTTCGCGGCATCAATCAAATCCTTTATTTTATCCGTTCCGTCGTCCACAATGATCCACTCCATGCGATCTTTTGGATAGGTCTGATTTCGAAAACAGGAAAGCATTGTCTCGATAAACGGTCGACGGTTGAATGTGGGTGTACACACGCTAACCATCGGATAATATTTGGGTTTTTGTTTGTTGTGGTTGTTTTTCACCATTTGAAATATAGATTGTTTGAATGAAACATTCTATATTGTTTACGCAACTGTAACAGTTTTTTTTATCTTTTCATCGGCAACCACTTTTTTTATAATTGCATAGAAAGAATAAAAGAAAGCGATCATGCTACAAATTAAAAAGGGTATACCAATTATAAGATTTTGTCTCATCCAATGATACGTTTTCATAATAAACTTGTTCCAAATATCCAATTCGGGCATATTGATCAAGATACAAAATATCATCGTCAAACAAATAAAAACCATATGAGTACAAAATGTCCAGCTAATTTTATCAGCTAATCCTTCTCCACCGTAAGAAAATAGCGCAAATATGAAATAAAGCAAAAACACGAATTTTACTCCACCGCGCAACACAAGATTACGGAATATATAATCCGGCAACCCAATGAGAGTATTTATGACATTATCGTCATCACACATTGGCGGCTCTGGAATATGTGGAAGTTTGGATTTTTCGACGAGTTCGATATTCGCAAGAATATTCGACCCTTCATATAAAAACAACGCACCATAAGAATAGACCAACAAATAAATCGCTGCAAGAAGACCACCCAATGGCGCATTTATCATTAAAATCCATACAAACCGCATTACTCCAGATACGAGTGCCAATAAATTGCGCGACATGATATCGAATTTAAGTTTTTCCTGTTGCTCTGCGGACATTCTTCCAAATGAACCAAAGTACATGATAACGACATAGGCCATGACCAACCCACTCAACATTTGAACTCCTTCCATATTGTTGGTATAATACGGAACCTTGTATTTTTCAGTGTCTTTGTCGACGTAACTGCTGTCAATCGTATAAAAAATAAATTCTTTCAGTGTCGTCGAAAAATTCAATGCGAATGCGAAAATCGTGGCGTACAAAATATAAAAACAGTAGTCTTCCCGAATTCCAAAATAACAATAGAGCCAATAAAATGGTCGCGTAACATAGTATTCCGTTTTTCCGACCACCTTAAACGAAAATTCGAAAAAATACAAAATCCATTCATTATATTTCGTCCAGTCAAAAGGCTTATTGTAAAATTCCATTTGATACAATTCAAAGGTTCGGTCCTCGGGGGAATTATCGGTTTGTCCGCCAAGACGTTTTGTATAAATGATGTAAAACCAATTGTACGTTGCGATCGTACTCATACAAAGTGCTGTAAAGTATCCCAAATGACCTCGCAAGAGTGCGATTTCGTACTCGGTTGCTTCTACCGGTGTCGATAATTTTTCAATGGTGAATTCTCCGGCGAATAGACTGGCAAACCGTTCACTAAACTTGTCAAACGTTTGTGTGGTCGTGTCGATTTTTTGAATGAAATATTCCATAACATCTGACCAAAGATCAAAAAGTGGGTCCAAATCATCTAAATCGTCATCATCGTCGCCACCGCCCTCAAACCCTTCGATAATTTTATCAGTAGTTTCGTCCTTCTGTTCGTAAATATTTTCCAAGGGTTCTGTCACAAATTGCGTATTCGGAAGAATGGATTTGCGTTTTTTTATCTTTTTTACGTTTTCTTTTATTTTTAATACATCAAAATCTTGGACCTGATCTCTTTTTTTCTTTTTCCAGGTCGTCGATCCCTCTCCCATTTCTACTATATACAACGATATATACACCGATGAAGATTTAAAATGCGAAGTTATTTCGCGTACAACATTCCACAATTTCCGCCAATGAACGAAAGAACATTGTAGCGTTCTTCGTACACCGTAAGATTATAATTGTATTGATAAATGTCCCAGCCCTGTTTATTTGAAACTCCTACCGGATTTCCTAGATCATCACATATGACTGAAAATAGAACATTGACCGGATCAATCGGCGGCGTGTACGTGCTAATTTCAAATTCAATGTTTTTAAATTTGTTCAAATTTATTGCGCCAGAAGGTTGGTAGTCAAACGGATTAGTATTCAAACAAAAATTATAACAGTATATTCCCTTTCCGGCAAATCCCTCGGTTCTCGTGTATTTTTCAACGTAATCGAAAATTCCACGGTTCATTGTATTTTCGCGATAATCTCCGTCAAATAAAATTGCCAAATTTTCCAAGATTTCCAATCGATTTATCGGATTGTATGGACCAGTAATCATAATGTTTGTTGGAACTGGCTGAAAGGCTAGACCAACTTCATTCGCGTAAGTCTCGTTCTCAACATCAAACATGTTCACAGCTGGACCGAACTTCAAATCAGCAGCAGATAGTGGATCTATCATTGAATACTGCCCTGGAGGTATCTGGATATTTCCGGGGTGAACATCTTGGTAAGCCCAGTTCGAATAATTGCTCCATTCGTTTCTTTTCGTTACATCGTCGCGCTGTAACATAAATATCCAGTTCGATACTAACCCCGACGTTTCGAGTTTTACTTTTTGCGTGCCCGTAACATTTGGAAACGAGTATTTCATTACATCTTTCACTAAATACACTTGATCGTTACTGGCAAAGAGTTGTGCCTCGTCTTTGGATAAAAAACAATACGTGGAAATTAGATGTACGTCCGCGTTCCAGATTTGAACGGTATTTTCATATGTTTTCGACGCAATATCGATGCGTGTATCCGGCGGAGATTGTAAAAAACGGTACATTTGAAATTCTTGGTGTGTAAAATCAGGACGGATATACGGATTTCCATTGCTCATGTCGAATATGTTTCGAATTTGGAACAAGTCACGTATTGGTCGTAGCGTAACATTGATTACCAATTCACTGTATTGTAGTGCTACCAATGGAAAAGCACAGCGACTATCCAAGGTGAACCAAGTATTGATCGGAATATAAAGGGTTTGACCGCGAATAGAAGGTTCAGCACCAGTTGATCCAATCAAATTATTGGTGCTGCGCGGTACAGTAGCTGGAGTATAAAACGCGGACGGATAACTTCCATTGTTTCTGTGGGCATGTGCTGGATCATTTAATTCTTGAACGTTTCCAGTCATCTCATAAAACAATTTCTTCTTTTCGCTGTTAAAATCGCGTTCCACGATCGTCGCCAA